ATGAATAAGCTCAGTTACATAGATATTTGCAAGGGTGCGTTTGGACGCAAGGTAGCTTATACCGGTGTATCAGCTATTACTACTGAGAATGTCTTGAAGGTAGTTGGTAGAGCAGTCAGTATCTTGAACTATAATAGACCGTTCATTCGGTATCTTCATGATTACTACATGGGAGATCAGCCCATTCTGTATCGGGAAAAGGCAGTCCGGCCAGAAATCAATAATAAAACGGTTGAAAATCATGCTTTGGAAATTGTCCGTTTTAAGGCTGGGCAAACATATGGAGAGCCGATTCAGTACGTCAGCCGCAAAAAGGATGATACTGTCAACAAGGCTGTTGACGCTCTTAATGATTATATGAGGGACGCCCATAAACAAGCGAGGGACATTGAACTTGGTATCTGGCAAAGTTCGGTGGGCACTGCTTACAAGGCAACTTTAAAAGCTGGCAAAAATAATCCTGTTCCTTTCCGGATTCACATTCCTACACCACTAAATACGATTGTTGTGTATTCTCAGGAAAATGGCCAGGATATGCTTTCAATTCAACAATTGAAAGACGAGAATGAGCAACAATATTATTCATGTTTTTCGGAAGATAAGTACTTTATTATAAAAAATGGTCGAGTTGATCAATCTGGCCCCAATGGATTCGGAGGAATACCGATAACAGAATATCCGAACAATCCAGATCGATTATCGGATATAGAAATTACAATCACTGCTTTGGACCAAATAAATAAAATGCAGTCTGATCGAATGAACGGCATTGAGCAGTTCGTCCAGGCATTTATGCTTTTCAAAAACTGTGAAATTACGAAAGATGAATTTATAGAAATGAGCCAGTTGGGTGCAATACAGGTAAAGGATTCTGCTCAAACAAACAAGTCAGATGTAAAACTTATGACTGCTGAGCTTAATCAGGAACAAACTCAGGTATCAAAAGATGATGTGTATAGGCAGGTACTAGTCGTTGAGGGAATGCCAGACCGTCAGCAGAATACCGGCGGCGACACTGGTCAAGCGGTATATCTTCGCAATGGTTGGGACTTTGCAGAGCAGAGAGCGAAACTTGATGAGCCTTTTATTATTGAAGCAGAAAAGAAGCACTGTCAAATCGTGCTTAATCTCATCAAGAAAGGTGCTGATGACGTTCCGTTGACCGTCAGGGATTTTGATGTAAAAATCACTCGTAATTCTACCGATAATATGCTTGTTAAAGCCCAGGCTTTGGATTACTTGTTAAAAAACAAAGTAAATCCATTAATTGCATTAACCACTTGTGGCCTGTTTGGTGACCCTGAAAAGGTATGGATCATGAGTAAACCCTACATGGATACGATATTTAAAACACAAGATCAGTTCGATGTCGAGACTGAAAAGAATAGAGCATATGAATTGCTAAAGAACCAATCAAATAATTCAGCAGTTAAAACAGGAGAAGCCTAATAGCTTTTCTTTTTTATTTTGGAGCTATCCGTCAAATAGCAGAATCCAGCAGGTGCAACCTGCGATAACAAAAGCGTGGATTTAGGAGGAATATATTATGACCAGAGATCAGGCTAAAAAGTATTTAATTGATTTAGGAATTGAGCAGCCAACAGATGAACAGGTGACAAAATACCTTAATTCGTTCGGTGGTGAAGTTCAGAAAGCAGAGAAAAAGGCAGAAGCCAATAAGGATGAGTTGGAGCGGCTAAAGGCTATTGAAGAAGAATTGGAACTTGAAAAAGAGAAGAATCTTTCAGCCGAAGAGAAGGCAAAGAAAGCCGAGGAGGCCGTCCAGAAAGCATTAAATTCTGCACAGCTTAAAGAAACGGAATTTGCAAAAAAAATAAGTCGATTAAGCGTAGAAAACATTCTTAAAGAAGCAGGATTGACAGAAGCTGATTGGTCGGGCTTCATTGATGGCTTCGTACATGAAGATGAAGAGGTTTCTAAGAATATGGCTACAAATTTCATCAACATACATACTGGGAAGCTAAATAGCCAAAAAGAAGAGCTGCAGGCAAATTTTGAAAAGCAGATTCTTGAACACACGCCAAATCCGAATGGGGCGGGTGGCGGTGGTGAGGGACAGAAGTCCAAAGCCGAGGAAATGGCTGTAAGTCTGGCCAAGAAAGGCTCTGCAACTAATAACAATTCAGTAATTAGTCACTATTTAGGAGGTAATTGATATGCCAATGCAATATGAATCAACAACGTTTGGCGCTAAAGTGGAAATTCTCAATCGTGATGGATTTGAGGGAGTGCCCGTAACGCTGGATTTTTCAGCTGTTATAACCACAGAAAATGGAAGAAAAGTTGTCAAAGCCGGTACTCCAATTGGTGCGAATGGCGTTTCTGATAACACAGAAGCTGCTAAAGGCATCTTGCTGTGGGATGTGTATGAAGATAGGCCTATTGGAACTATTTTAAAGAAAGCATACATCAATACAGCGAGAGCGAAGGCCCATTCTGGCGTAACCATTTCGGCAGAGACCAAAGCGGCTCTTCCTATGGTTGTTTTTGAGTAAGAGAGGAGAAGATTATGCAGTTATCTGAAGTTTTTAGTTCAAATTCGGTTGCTTTAAATCGTACAGAAGTAGAGAGCAACAAAATCCCATATCTTGGAATACAGTTCTTTCCAAACAAAAAGAAAATGGGTATAGACCTTAAATGGATCAAGATTCACAAGGGGCTTGGAGTTACGTTAAAGGCCTCCAGTTTTGACGCAAAGCCAACTATCAGAAGCCGTGAGGGATTTAAGATCGAAAAGACTCAGATGGCCTTCTTCCGCGAATCCATGATTGTCAAAGAAGAGGACATGATGGAGATTATGCGTATTAGGGAAAGTAATGATCCATATGTAGAACCTGTCCTGCAAAGCATTTATGATGATACAAACAATCTGGTTGATGGTGCAGATATCGTGGCGGAAAGAATGAGAATGCAACTTCTGGCAACAGATGGTGGTTCTCCTAAAATTTATTTGGAAGCTGATGAGACTACATACGAGTACAATTATGATCCAGATGGTTCCTATAAGACAAATCATTATCTGAAGCTTTCTGGTGATGCGACATGGGATAAGCCATCCACTTCAAAACCACTGAATGATTTGAGACGCGCTAAAAAGACCTTAACCTCTATCGGCGTTACTCCTAAGTTTGCTTTGATGACTTCTGCTACATTTGACTATTTACTTGAAAGTGCGCAGATTAAGTCAGCCATACTGGCTCAGAACGCTACTGCCAATATTTTCTTAGATGATGAAATGTTAGCCGATTTCTTCACGAAGAAAACAAAGCTGATCCCGTTGCTCTACGATAAAATGTACATTAAAGAAGACGGTATGACACAGGAGAGTTTCTATCCGGATAACAAGGTTACACTTTTGCCATCGGAAGATTCCACACTTGGAAATACTTGGTATGGAACTACTCCGGAAGAAAGAACATTGATCGGGGACAGCAAAGTGGATGTCACAATTCTTGACAGAGGGGTTGCCATTGCGGTTAAGACCGATCCCGGCCCACCAGTTGCGGTTTCAACATCTGTATCACAGATCGTTCTTCCGTCTTATGAGGGAATGGATTCAACCTTTGTGATAGAAGTTGCGTAAAGGGGGATAAGGTGAAATGAAATTCCCGTATATGGTAAACCATAATGGCACTTATTATAAAGCTGGTGAAGAGGTTCCGGTGGGCCTGCCGGAAATGAAAGATGATGCCCCAGAGGGAGCATTGGAAACACACACAGACGGAAGCGTAAATGCGTATGATGAGAACGGAAATTTTACCGGAACGGTAGATGCTGAGTCAGCGGACAAAGCTATTCAAAAGGCCGTAGAAGTTGCAGAAGATAAGCCGAGACGTGGAAGACCTGCAAAAGGCTGAGTAAAGGGGGGTGAGATGAGTGGAAACAGATATTCTGGCTGATGTAAGTACATATCTTGGAGACGAGGTGAGCACACAGGACAATCAGGTTCTGCTCATTCTCATCAATCGAGCAATTCGCAAGGTATGCTCCAAGCGTTATCCGTATGGGTATACTGATGCAGAAAAAGAAAAGGCGGTTTCAAAGTATAGAGATGTGGTATTTGATGCCGCTGTTTATTATTGGGCCAAGCAGGGAAGTGAGGGTCAGAGTTCACATTCTGAAAACGGGATTTCCCGTGGATACCAGAGTGAAGATGACCTTTATTTTGATGTGGTGTCTATGGCAAAAACTTTGTAACTTAATTTAGACGGTGCGTGTCTGGCTAACCTCCCGGCTGGACGCAGGGTGCATATCAGAATAATGGTGGTGGGCAGGTATGCTTAATATGTCTGGGAGGACAGGGAGAATGATTATGACCAAAATGGAATTAAATGATACAGCGGAAATGATGAACAGTGCAGATTACAAGGAACGTTTCAGAGCTGAATATTATCAGATTGTTATTCGATATCAGAAACTGAAAGCAATGCTCGAAAGATGGGATAAGGGAGAGTTGGGCTTTAAACCAACTTGCCCGAGAAGCACTTATAATATGCAGATTTCTGCTATGACTGATTATATTGCGGTTCTGGAAGCAAGAGCAGTTATGGAAGGTGTGGACCTGTAAAAGGTGGTGAGAATTCCATGAATATATATTTTGATACAGAATTTACCGGATTACATAAGAACACAACCCTTATCAGTCTTGGTTGCGTAGCAGAGGACGGCAAAACTTTCTATGCAGAATTTGATGATTATGAAAAAGAGCAGTGTAATGACTGGATTCAGGAGAATGTTATCAAAAATCTAAAGATTGCAGAAAAGCATATTGATAGATGGACTCATTATACACCAATTTTATTATCAGATTCTTCTGTAAGCGATTTGAGAGATGGATATTGTCCTAACATGAAAGGTAGCAAAACAGAGGTCAGGGACGAATTCGTTCAATGGCTTTTGCAATTTGATTCCGTTCAGTTCGTATCTGATGTAAGTCATTACGATTTTGTTTTGTTGATTGACCTTTTTGGCACTGCATTTGACCTGCCTGAAAATGTATCTGCAAGCTGTCATGACATTAATCAGGATATTGCAAGGCATTATGGAATTCCTGAAAGAGAAGCCTTTGACAAGTCCAGGGAAGAAATCGTTGCGGAATCCCCTAATGTTCAGATTTATGGAGACAAACACAACGCATTATATGACGCAAGGGTAATCAAGGCGATATATGAAAAGCTGGTGATTTGATTGTGAGAGGTTTAAAGCGAAATAATAAGACGCTGTTTTATCAGCTCTATTCAGAGCATGTTCCGGTTTATGAAACTGATTTGGACGGCAATATCATCTATGATCCGGTGACAGGAGAACCACTTCTTACTGGCGATTACACGGTTGGGTATGCGGACCCGGTAAAGTTCGAGGCGAATGTGTCCCCGGCACGGTCCGAAGCTCAAACAGAGCCTTTCGGAGTGAATACAGATTATGATAAGGTGATTTGTTCCTGTAAGCTCACGCTCCCTATTAATGAATTATCGCAGATATTTGTTGACCGGAAGCCAGAGGACGGCAAAGGAGCTGATTATAAGGTCGTCAAAGTTGCAAGGAGTATAAATTCCTTGTTGTATGCGATTAAACAGTTGCCAGATGGAGGCGCGAAGAATGTCCAAGAAACAGAAAGTTGAAATAGCTTTCCGTTGCGAAAAATGTGGGAAGCCGCAAGAATCTGACAAAAAGCAATCCACAGAACTTTTTGAAGTATTTGATTGTCATGAGAAATGTGAATGTGGCGGTAAATTCATTATGTATTTAGACGATGAGAAAGCAGAGTAATCTATGGCTAAGAAAGTGTTTAAAGGAAACTTCTCTTCAACGGGAATCCAGGATATAATCAATCAACTTGAGCAGTACAAAGTTGACTTGCACCGGAAAGCTGAATTACTATGTCAGCGTTTGGCAGAAGCCGGCCAGACAGTTGCCTTGCAAAGCATTAGTGAATCCCCCTTAGGTAAAACAATTACTCTTCGGGTGGAAATGGAGCATAGGACAGACGGTTGCAAAGCTATTCTTGTAGCAACTGGACAAACAAAGTCCAATGACTATGGAACCATTAACACCTTGCTCCTCGTTGAGTTCGGAGCCGGTGTTTTCTATAATCCGTCTGATAATCCCAAAGCCGGAGAGATGGGATATGGAATAGGAACATTCCCCAGACAGATTCATGCTTTTGAAGATGGTTGGTACTACTGGGGCGAAGATGAAAAATGGCATTACACCCACGGTACAAAAGCCACAATGCCAATGTATAATGCTTCCGTGGCTATCCGGGCACAGGTGGCGGCTATTGTAAAGGAGGTGATCCGGTAATGCTTGATATATCCTCTTTGGTTTATACCCGTCTGGTGAATGACGAAACACTGAAAAAGTATATCAAAGGAAGCGGAACTACCAGGAATGATACTCCATCTACTTTTCCCTACCTTTATTTCAAGAGTTTGGGACAACCAACAACAAGCAGTTCCTTACAGAATAAGCAGTGTGCCATATCTGCTGACTTTGAAATTACCATTTATGATTCCGGTTCTTCCAGTAAGGCAAAGCAATTAATCTTCCTTGCCGCTGATATTATGACAGAGTTGGGATTCACTTTAAAATACGGACCGCTAGAAGTGGACCGTTCAAGTACATCAGAAGCATATCGCTGGATTGCAAGATTCCATAGAACCTATTGCGATGGCGATTTAATATAAAAATATGAGCAATTAACTTTGAGCTTCGTCTAATGATGAGGTTCTTTTTTTATGTGAAAAGGAGGATATGACATTATGCCTAAAGCTGTAGATTTATCAACTGCTGGTATTCATGTTGGATATGGAATTGAAACTACTGCCGGGACAAAGCCTACTGCATTTACCGATCTACCGAATCCTAAAAGTATTCCTGATGTAAATCCTGAAGTGGGGACCTATGATGTAACGTCTTTGAACGATACTGAATGGAAACGTTATATCGAGGGATTAAAAGATGTTGGCGGTGCTCTGGCCATTACATTTGGTATGTCGCAGGTGTTCCTTGATATGTGGGAAGATATTTGTGACCAATATGAAACGGCGAGAGACGCTAACAAAAGAATGTGGATTGAATTTTACCATCCACGTCTGACAAAAGGATTTTTCTTTACCTGTACGCCTACTCGTATGGGGTGGGCCGCAACCGATGTTGATAATGCATGGGACACTAGCGTTTCTGTAACCCCTACAGGAGAAATTGGCTGGGCCACAGCTGTTGAACCTACTGCGGCCCAATGAATAAAATGGGAGGAAATTAGATATGAAGATTTTAACAATCGGCGGCAAGGATTACAAAGTGGAGTTCTCCTTTGAGGCCGCAGAATATAAGGAGTGTGTAGACCGTGTTTTCAAAGTCATCTCCGGAAGTTATATCATGAAAAATGGACCGTCTGAAGATGGTGAAAAGGTATCTATGGCGGCAGCAATTATGGCCGGGACTTCTGACATGGTTTCTGACATTCCCAAGGTTGCCATGGCGGCACTTTATGCTGGCTTGCTGGAAAACAATCCAGTGGAGAATGAACAGGCGGCAAAAGCTCTGTTTAAGCAGTTTGTTAAGGAAAATCCGGAAGATGATCGCGCTTCATTCTGGGGGATGTATGATTTTCTTAGAAATTGTATGGAAGAAGATGGTTTTTTCAAACTCACCGGAATGGACAAGGTGATTGCCAAAATGAACGAAGTGGCAGAGGAAGCAAATCAGAAGTCCGTATCCGGGAAGATTCCTCAGGATCGCAAAAGAAAATCAACTTCCACGAAATAATCTGGGAACAGTATTTGCCGGACGCGCTGCTCATGAATGTTCCGTATGATTTATTCTGGCGGCTAAATCCTCGTAAGCTTCTTCCATTTGCAGAAGTATATCGAAGAAAGCGGCAACAGCATAGTGACGAAATGTGGCTCATGGGCCAATATGTTGCTTCTGCCCTGGACGCAACTGTGTGTAATGCAATACCATTTGTCAAACGTAAGAAGAAAGGTAAATATTTCGAAGAACCTATTCGGGTTACTCCAAAAACAGAAGAGGAAAAGAAAATGGAAGAAGAACAGGCATTGCAACGTTTCTTGGGCTTTGCCGGAGCATTTGAAAATGATGTTAAAAAAAGAAATAGGAAAGGCGAGTGATGGACGAAAATTCACTCGCCTTTTTTTGTATGTGTAAAAGGCGGTGAAAACATGGCTGATGTTATTGATGATTTAAAAGTCCAGATAGACGCCAGTACAAATAGTGCTGACGCTAAAATAGATAAATTTATACAAAAGATGTTGAGCCTGCAATCTGCTTTATCCGGGATAGAAATGTCTGGGGCGAGCCAGGTGGCCTCTGGAATAAACCAGATCGCTTCATCTATTCAAAGTTTTAATGAGCGGACCAAAACAGCGGATTTTTCCAGAGTGACCGGTGGTCTTAATAAACTGGCAGCGGTTGATGTTCAGGGAGTAAGCAATACGGCTCATGCCATGGAAAGCTTTGCAAATAGTATAAATGGTATTGGAAATCTTAAATTTGATACGGAAACTCTGACTAATGTTGCAATTTCCATTTCAAAGCTGGGACGTGCTTCGGTCATGGAAGCAACGCAGAATCTGGAATTTTTAAAAACCAGTATGGCCGATTTTGTTTCTGGAATGAACAATGTGGGGAGTTTGAATTTTAACCCGGATCCTCTATATAAACTGGTGGCCTCAATAAGCAAATTGGGACGTATTAATGCCACACAGGCGGTAAAGAATCTTCCGCAGATTTCAACCTCCCTGCACAGTTTTGTTTCCAGCATGAATTCTGTTGGCAGTGTTTCGTTTAATATCGAGGGACTAAATAATCTTGTAAACAATATTAGCCGTCTTGGCGGCACAAAGGCCACACAGGCGGCAGTGAACCTTAAGCCAATTAAGGACCAGATTTTAAGGTTTGTAAGCGGTTTGAACGGGATAGGTGCGCTCAATTTTGACACAAGTGGACTGGAAAATCTTGTTTCCTCTATAACGAAGTTGGGTGGAAAATCCGCAGGCAATGCTATTCCGAATATTCAAAATCTTGGAGTGGCTTTAAAAGAAATGATGGCCACCTTATCCGGAGCTCCGAGGGTTAGCAATAACCTCATTCAAATGACAAATGCACTGGCAAATCTGGCTTCTAATGGCTCCAAAGTAGCGAGTGCAGGTTCTTCCATGAAGAACAGCTTAAATGCCTATTCAGTCAGCGCAGGAAAGGCAAAGAGCAGCACAAAAGGTCTTGTCTCACAAATTGGTATGTTCTATGCGAGATGGTTCATGGTGATTCGTGGAATGAAAGGGCTGTGGAAAGCCACGGAATCTTCCATGGACTACATAGAGACTCTGAACTATTTTGATGCCGCATGGGGGCAGGTTGCAGATAATGCAGTTGGTTCATGGAAACAGTCTGGTTATGATTCAGCTGAAGCATATGCCAATTCATTTAGCGAGAGAGCAAAAGAATTAACCGGAAAGATGTCTGGATTTCAAGCTGATGCCAATGGGAATCTTGTTTCCACTGGTATGCCAAGCCTTGGAATTGACCCAGATATGCTTATGAATTATCAGGCGACTTTTGGTCAGATGGCATCTTCTATGGATGTGGCTTCTGAAACGGCTCTCAAATTATCCAATGCGCTGACCATGATTGGCGCTGATCTTGCATCTGTACGAAACATGGATTTTAAAGATGTGTGGCAGAATTTGGCTTCGGGAATGGTAGGTATGAGTGAGACTGTAGATAAGTACGGTGTTAATATCCGTGAAGCCAATCTACAACAGAAATTAAGTGAACTTGGGATTAAGGCAAAAATATCAGCACTTAGCCAGCAAGATAAGGTATTGTTAAGAACTATCATTATATTGGACTCTACCAAATATGCATGGGGAGATTTGGCTAATACTCTGGGGCAGCCGTCTAATCAGTTAAGACTTTTACAGTCTAATTTTGCCAATCTGGGCAGAACTATAGGTAACTTATTCCTACCAATTGTAGCAGCGGTACTTCCATATGTTAATGCGTTGGTTATTGCTGTTCAAAGATTGTTTTCTTGGATAGGTGGTTTGCTCGGAATTCAGATTGGTTCTTTAGGATCTTCTGTAGGATCGGCAGCTGCAGATATGAGTGGCTTGGAAGATGCCGCTGGTGGAGCAGCTGATAAAATGGATGACGCCGCCAAAAAGTCCAAGAAGATGGCCAGTAATTTACAAGGATTTGATAATTTAAACGTTATAAGCTCTAACGATGGATCTGGAAGTGGTAGCGGAAAAAAGGGTGGAGCTGGTGGTCTGCTTGACGATGCTTTTTTAAGTGCCTTTTAGATTATCAGGCGGCATGGGATGACGCTTTTGCCAATGTAGAAAACAATGCACAGGCCATGGCAGACAGGATCGTAAATGCGTTCAAGGCCGGTGATTATTACGGTATAGGGAAATATATAGGAGATGGCCTAACGGGAGCTTTGAATAGTATAAACTGGCCTGCTGTTTATTCAGTTGCAAGTGGATTTGGTACGGGGCTTGCACAATTCTTAAATGGCCTTATTACACCTGCATTATTTGGAACTGTAGGTAGAACAGTTGCAGGCGCTTTGAACACAGCTTTATATATAGCATTCTCATTCGGTAAGACTTTTAATTGGGCAAATCTGGGAAGTTCGATTGCAAATGGCATTAACAGTTTCTTTTCAACTTTTGATTTTGCTGTATTTGGCCAGACATTCAATACTTTTGCTATAGGATTGTTGGATACGTTAACTACTGCTATAGAAAATATAGATTGGTATAATATTGGAAAACAGATAGGACTCTTTTTGAGTAATTTGGATTGGAAAACCATACTTGATAAGACGGGGAAACTAATAGTTGATGGATTAGTAGCTGCGGTTTCTTTGTATATAGGATCAGCCTCAACAGCTCCAGTAGAAACAGCTCTTGTAACTTGGTTGGTGTTAGCGGCTGGAGCGATTAGCCCTATTGTAATTGCTAAAACACTTTGGAAGAAGATCACTGGGTCACTTGTTACAATGTTTACTGGAGGAATAAGCATCCCTTCGTTAATCGTAACATTTAGCACTTTTGTTGGGAAGTTCGGTAATACCGCAGCCTTCCAGGTGTTTGGAAATGAAATTATTGATCTTATTAACGGATTCATAAAGGAGACTTTTGGAGAAAAGGTTCTTACAACCATGGGAGATTCTCTGTTCATTGCGGTTGGTACTGGTATCGGTGCAATTTTCGGTGGTCCTATTGGAGCAGTTGTTGGACTAATTATAAGTGCGCTTATTGATGATATCACAAAAGTAAATGGTAAATAA